TGACATGAGCAACCTAAATTTGTTTTACATCTTGGACATTCTGCCATCTTACGATTCGCTTGGTAATGTTAAGAAAATTTTATCGTTAGCAACTCTTTCAATAGTGACCATAACTTCATCACCTACATTGAAACGTTTCTTTTTCATTTTAATTTCTTTTTGGGAAATCAGACCAACCATATCTTTTTGGATTTTAATTAGTGCACCAAATGGTTGAATTGATACAACTTCTCCACTACGAATAATCCCAACGTTTTGATCTTTAAAGTCTTCAAGCTCTTTTCTACGGAATGAAGGATCTTCATCAGATAAAATAATTTTCTTATCTGGTGTAATTTCTCTAATCCAGAAGTCAACTTTATCTCCAGGTTTAAACTCAAAGTTCTTAAACGATTCTTTAAGAGCTGGTGACATTTTACTGCTATGAAGTAATCCTGTAAAGATTTCATCAAATTCAACAAAGATACCGTATTTTGCAATACCTGTAACTGTCCCTGTGTATTTTGCATCAAGGTCAAGTTCTTCAATTTTTGTTGGAAGAACATAAGCAAGATATTTCTTGTAAGAGAATACGAATGTGCTGCTCTCCATAAGATAATCTTCAACCATCACTGGAACTGTTTTACCAATCATACTATCAAAGTCTCGTACCACATTAGCTGCCGCAAGAGAACCAGGAAGGAAACCGTTAATACCTTGGACCGCAATAATGAATCCACCTTGGTTCTTACCTGTAATAGTTCCATAGTAAGCTGTTGTAGGTTTTCCAATCTGCCCAAAGAAATCTTCTTTGATATGAGAAAGTTGTCCTTCATAAAGAGATACCTTAACATAAGGCTTAATCATCTCAACTCTTACATGATACTGATTAGCACAGAAATGTTTTTTACCTTCTTCGGTTTGTAAACTTCCTACTAATTCTTCTTCAGTCATTCCTAACATTGTTAAGAATTTCTTCTCTTGCTCCAGATTAACTGTTGCATCAATAAATCCTGTAAGTGTAACGTATAGTTCGCGGTTAGCGCCAACTCTTACATCTACAAGTTTATAAACTTCACCTACTCTCGGCTCTTTATTTGCCGTTTCAGCCATTCCTTGATACACTGAAAGTAAATCTTCCGCGTATGATTCGTGACAATAAACATTATTGCCAGCTTTACTACTCAATTTCGAGTTTGGTACTAACTTGCCGTTTGTTGCAAGGATTGCCCAATAGTTGTCATCGAAAATTTCGTCTTGTTTTTTTAGTTCCATATTATTGCTTTTTGTATATATCCGCGATGTTTGATCATATATTTTTAAGGACTTTAACTTGTAAAGAATCCGTATGTGTTTTTTCCTTGCTTGCACCATTTTGCAAGATACAATAAGTAAACAATGTTTGTCATAGTTAATCTTTCATACACTGGTAAATCATCTTGTATAAAAGGCAAAAGCTGAGTAACAATAGGTCCTACATTAATTTTAACATTAGTCTTAACAGTTTGCCCATTCTTTGTGTATTTTAATGGAATGTTAACTGTTGGTATGTCAAGTGCAGAAACTTCAGAAGTGGTAATTGAATCAATATTTTTTGGCCCGCGATTTCCTACTACAAACCAAGACTCTTTTGCTTTAACCATTCCTATTGGAAACGGCCAGCCTGGGTTTACTATATAAATAAAAGGTCCTGGGCAAATACCGCACATAGTTATGCCTATTACAATTATTGCAAGATCTGACGGTATAACTGCGAGCGGCGTCCAGATAATAGGAAATGGAATTTTAATCAATCCACTTGGTGTAGGTATAATGATACCAATTGGCCAATATGTTGGCAAAAGATTAACCGTAGTTGCTCGCTTACAATATTTCTTCCAATATGCAAGAGATGTTGCTGGTGGAGACTTTGGGTCTGGGTTTCCGTTTTCTTTGTCATTATCGGCTGGCGCTGTGCCAGCACCGCCGTCACTAAATGGCCAAGGAATAATTTTGGTTTTCTTACCTTCGTATTGTCCAACAGAAGCAGGACCGCCACCAACCATAGCACAGCCACTTGTAGTTAAACTTTTAATAATGTTTGGAAATGAGTCTATGTATATCTCTGTTTCCACTATCTTTTTACGAATAACTACGTATTCATCATGAAGTTTATCAAATGCTGCTTTTGCGTCTATCCGTTTTTTATCAAGTTCTGTAGTTTTGTTTTTGCCATTCTGTATGTATATTGAACCGTCATTTAGTAAATAGTAACCAAAGTTTTTACAGTATTCTACAACCGCGTCATAATTATCAGTTGCAAGTTTTTCTATTACAGCAGGTAATGCTCTTTCTTGTAAACTTAAATCACCAGTTTTTTGAGTAACTTCTTCAGGATCATCTGACGGTTTAATTCCTTTAGAAACTGCTGTTGCTGTGTTAAAGAAATCATATCTTGTTTTCCACATGCTTCCTGCCCATCTACGAGCACCACCTTTAACTTCAAAGTCATAATCGGTTGGTGATGTTTGAACTCTAATTAATGTGTTGTATGAAAAGATATCTTTTTGGTTAATATCAAAATGTATTTTAGGTTGTAGCGGATTAGGAATATCGCTCCATCTATTAAAGTATCTCCCTGCCAATAATATGTTATTTGTAAACGGCTCTATAATAGCGGGTAAACCTTTCAGTATGTCAATATACGGAGAAGATAGTTTATCCCCTGACTTAAACGGTATGATTGTGTATTGCGAACCTTTAACTCCTTTTGTGTACGGAACAGAAGTAACACTTGCATTAATTTCTTTAGTCTTATCTAATGCAAAGTAAGTAGGTTGTTCAGCTCTTACAGCATCAAGCTGGGTTGTAACATTACCTATTGAGGTAACAAGTTCTGTCTGTCTTGCAAGTAATTCAGTAATTTGTTTTTTCTTATTACTATTATAATCATTAGGCAAGATAAACTTTTCAGTACTAAATGTAGACGTTGCTGCTTTTGTTGCTGTTGCTTCAGTTTTTGTCACAAACGTATACGTATAAAACAGATCTTCTAATTTCTTTTTATTTTCAATGAACTCCTCATTAAGAGTATTTCTTTGAAATATAAGATCATCAAATTTCTGATAGTAAGCAATGTATCCTTGGTACTGTCCTTCAAATATTCCTAGTATAGTTTTTGAATGCCAAACTTGTGGTTCAAGTATTCCTAATCTTTCTTTAAGAAGAATCATTTCATCAATCTTCTTTTTAAGATTTTCAGCTTCAGCAAAAACTTTTTTTGATGTATCTACTGGATTAGGTTCTTCTACTACATGGCTGTTCTTTACACCTTTATCTTTGGTAATTATCTTTTTAACTACGCCATCAACTACAGGACAAGTAACAGCAATTCCACCAACTTCCATAATAGTTTCGCCACAAGAAACTTTATCACCGTCATTCTTAATAACTTTTATTTCAGCGTATTCGTTTCCGTTAGCTGTTAGACCGTCAAGATTAACTAATGTGACAAGTGTATATTTTGGAGGTGATAAAGAATCTTCTGGTTCTGGTTCTGGTTCTGGCTCAAAAGGCGTGTCAGGTAAAAACTCAGCAGGTAAAAACGGAGCAGGTGGTTTAATATCACACTTTGCATCAATAGCTTCAGATAACTGAATGTTATTTAAAATGTTAGGAACTGCACTACGAATTTCGCATTCTTCAACCGCTTGTTTAGCAACCGCTTCAATTTCTTCTTTAGAATAGTTTGGAAGTATATTTGTTGTTGACGCTGGCGCTGATGCAAGTGGCGCAGGAATAATTGCGTTATCTCGAGTCGCTCCTGGGTTTAATCCAGCTGCATTTGTGTTTGCGCCAATTGTTGCTTTCCCAATTTTACTGTATGAAGCATTTACAGCATCTAAAAGTTCAGACGCGGATTTACCTTCAAACCCAGTAGGCATGTAGGGAACTCCGTCTATAACTTTTGCTTTAGATTTTAATGCTTCAACTATTGCTTGAGCTGCTGGTGATAGGTCTGCCATGTTTCATGATTAAGGTACTGTGACAGTCACAATGGTTGAGGTTGATGCTGTTTCCGCTGCAGCTGCCGCAGAGGCATTTGCTCCTGGTGAAGGAGGCCATTTAAGATCTACTGCTGCAGATAGGGATTTTAAGAATGCCCATAGCGGTTCTGCACCTACTGCACTAAAATTACCAGTCGGACCTAACTGAGTTAATTTGGTCCCGTTCATAATACAAGTTTCCGCGGTTTCTTCAATTTTTGTAGCAGCAGTTACATTAACATTTGCTTGTGTAGTGATATTACAGTCTGGTCCTATAAGTTCAATAATACTTTGTGAGTCCGCATGCTCTATTGTAATACTTACATCAGGATTAATTGTGATATGTGATTTCTTAAAGTAAATTTCAAATCCTTTAGACGGTGTATAGAAAACTCTCATCTGTTCATCAACATCATACATAAGAACATGCGAGTTTAAATAAGAATCACCAATCTCATTTTTAACTTCTTGGTTGATGTACGCAATGCTAAACCACTCTGGATTATAGAGTTCACCATCAGCAAAACTAAGTCTTACTATTGCTTTATTCTTTGGTATTGATATATTGCCAAAGCCTCCATCTTCTCCTCCTCCAAATGAATTGGAAGAACCTGGAGATGCCCATGGAATATCTGCATCAGGAATATCATCAAAGATACCAAAAACTTTAACTCGGCAACGGCCTTCTTGAAGCGGGTCATTATTGTCTACAACTTCACCGTAGAATATCTTCCCAATTATCTCTTCTTTACTTAATCCTTTTATCATTATAAATTAGCTTTTCCTAATGTGGTTGGTGGTACAAGTGCTGCGGTTAAATCAGCTTTTCCTAATGTTGCAGTTTCAGACGGTGCGCCTGATACATCAGCTTCGCCAAGATCACTTGTAATAACAGTAGCGCCTTCAAGACTAACGTTTTGCTGAGTTGCTGCTTTCTTATTAGGTGCTGTGAGATTAGCTCTTGAAGAAGGTATGCCTGCAGAAGCAAATGCTTCTAAGTTAGTTTTCTGTGGGCTTCCTACTGGAATTTCAGGACCTAATAAATCAACTTTACTAGCGCCTCCAGTATTTATACTTGGTGACTCAAACGACGTACTTCCTAAAGTATTATTATCAGATGGCACTGCGGATAAGATTGTTTTTCCTGGCGGTGTAGTTTGTGTATCAGGCGAGGTTAATGTTTCTTTTCCTAATGTTCCTATTGGATTAGTAGCGCCAACCAATCCAACATTACCTGGATTATTTAACTCCGGCGCGGCACCTTCTAATGTAGTCTGTCCAATAATAGTTTTTATAAGATTTATTTCAGCACCTGTTAATTCTACTTTCTTTGCCATTTTAGCAGCAATACCTGGACTACTTTGTCTTGTTAGCAATCCTTCTATTGCGCCTGCAGGATTATTTAGAATATTTTGAGCAGCATTAAATAAACCAAGTGGAGACGCACCATATACGTTTCCTAATAGAAAACCGTTTACTGCATTGTTAATTGCATTAGTTGCAATAGCGGTTACACCAGTAAGTGCTTTCTGTCCAATCTGACTTAATAAACTTCCAGAATTAGGTTTTCCGTTAGCCGCGTCAAACGCTTGCTGCGTAGTTGCGCGCGTCGGATCATTTATATATGATTTAGGATTAGCTGCCTCATTTTTAGCTGCCTCATAATTAATTGTAGTTACATACTTGGCAGCATCTTTTCCATATTCTTGCCACACCAAAGTGTCATCAAGTATCGCACCAAGTAAACCATAAGTATTACTCTCATGAATAACTCCAGGTTTAACAACAAACTTATTAAAAGCTACGGTGTCACCAATGATACCTACGGTTTCTAAAAATGCTGGTGATTCATTTAATTCAAGTTCACATTGTTCAAAAGAGAATTTAATAAACGTAGCAGCTGACCAAGGCTCTGTTGGAGATTTTAATCCATAATCACGAGGAGTCTTTGGTCCTATATCTAATCCTGCGCTTGCAGCAGCACCAGCTAATACGGACATACCTTTTTGTTGCACAGACGTACCAACTTTCTTTGCAAGTTTTCCTAATTTCGTGGATGGATTATTTGTAGTATCAGGTCCAGGTGAATTAGTAGTTGCTTCAACTACTGGCCCTATTTTCATAGGACGAACTTCACTAATGATAATGTCCATTTTAAACCAACGCATATGATCTGGAACTGCCCATCTCATCCAATTTGCATCAAATACAGCTTTACGGTAACAGTCTATCAGATATGACATTTTCATATCAATAGATTCTAGTGTTTCTACTGTTATCTTCTTATCTTTTGCTCTCCAGTTATTTTTAGTATCAATTTTCCAAGCATCTGCAAGGCCTGATACTTTTACAAAATACCAAGGGCATTCATTTATTAATGAAGAAAACCCAGTCTCAAATAATCTTATGTATTCAGCTCTCTTATATTCTCCACGATTTTTTAAATAGTTATATGTAGAATACTTATTATTGTGTGTCCAACCGTCAGTGTTATTTTCACCAGTATCACCTTCTTTTGCAGGAGGTGAGGTATATTGTCCGCAAAATAAACCATGCGGTAAGTCGTCTAAATCAACTTCGTTGTTTAAACTTGTCACTAATCTTATCTGAAATCCCATATAAGTAGGATCTTGCCAATCTGACATAGATCCTGGCTTGGTAGTAACCGTAGACGGATTACCATAGGAAAGGAAAGATTTTGTTACACTATCTGCGTATTGCATGGTTCATTATTATTTTTATCCGAGTGGCGTAGGCCATTCTCGGCGTGTCATTACAAATGTTTGATAAAAAGCTGGTCCATTGTATTTCCCAGCGTTTGGACCTTGTGTATTTACTGGACCATCTTTCTTATAAGTAAACGATACGCCATTCACCATATAATATCCACTGTAGAATTGGTCAAGAACTGGTACAGCACCTGCTCCTTGGTCTTGGTCTACAGCTTTTCTATCTCCGCCTGCTGCATCAATATATGCCTTTCTTTCATCAGCCTGTGATGTAAGTAAAAGAGGTATTCTCTCTCCATTGTATATATTTGGGTTCCAGCGTTCCACATTTACTTCAAGATACAACTTTTTTAATTCAAGAAGGTTTCTTTCATTATGTGCAATAGCAAATGTATACTTATCATGAACATTAGTGCTCTGTATACCTTTCCATACATAACGATTTTGCGTTTTCCAATATTCTTCAGCTGATGGAGATTTACCATCTTTTGCTTCATCTTCTTTCTTAGGAAACGTTCTACCTTTTAATATGATCTTTTTATTTTCTGCGCCATCAGACGTTTTAGGATCTACAAAAATATTCCAATACTTTAAACTTTTCATATCAAAGAATTGAACGTTATACTTATAACCGTGTTCTTCGTGTATTCTTGAACTTTCATTTTTTGTTTTATACCCATGTATGAATACATTAGTTCCTGCCATATTTTCCAACATGGTTAAAAATTTAGGAGCTTTACTTTGTGATCTTTCAACTTCACCAATCTTATCACTGTAAAAGTCAGTTGCTAAAGTAATATCAAGAATACCCGCCGCAAGTTGTCCCTCACCCTCTAACTGATTATTTACATTAATGAAGTTTAAATGATAATACACATCTATGTAACATTTGTAAAAACTATTTTCATCTTTCCAAGAAGCACCTGCAATATGTTGAATATATTCTTCCCAACTACTGCCTGCACATAACCAAGCTTGTGAATCACTAGTAGAAGTTTCATTAGTTGCAAAACCCATTTGTAATTCTTGTGCAATTTGGTTTAATACATCAAACGAAGTACCAGTGTATGATTTTATAAGTTGATCTTTAATGTGTGGTATGAATAATTCACCGGTTATAGTTGTAGTACCTCCTCGGTTTTCTTGCATACCTTCTCCACTTGAAACATTTTTAATAATGTAATCATTACGAATTGGCTTAAATGCATTGTTTTTAGCTCTTAAAAACACGCTTAAGATATCACCATCTTTTGGATAACCTTGCGATCTAAATGCGTCAGTTTTATATAATGTAAAAATAAATGTAACTTGTGGCAAAAACCCAGTTGCATCTATTGTAAAATAATCTATTTCATTAGCATCAAATACATAATTATTAATTGTAATAAAAGGATACATAACACCTAGCTCATTCTGAACTTGATGACCTGTAGAAGTGCCTTTCTTATTGTCAGGCAGTTGTTCACTAGTACCTGTAAAAGCATCTTCTGCTTCAAGTCTATC